TTTAAGTCAATCAGCTAAGAGATTAGGAGCAACTACAGCCTTTACTGCTACTCAAGTAGGAGAGTTACAAGTGGAATTAGCAAAAATGGGTTTTGACTCAGACCAAATATTAGCCTCTTCTAATGCTGTTTTAGCTTTAGCGGCCGCTTCAGGTACTGACTTAGCAAATGCGGCATCAATTGCGGCAGGTACTCTTAGGGGATTTAATTTGACCGCTTCAGATACTATGAGAGTGGCTGACGTTATGGCTAAATCTTTTGCAAGTTCATCTCTAGACATAACTAAGTTTCAAGAGTCTATGAAACAAGTTGCACCTATTGCGTCTACTGTAGGGGTATCTATAGAACAAGCTTCAGCATCTTTAGCTGTCTTAGCAAATAGAGGTATATCAGGTTCTTTAGCAGGTAATCAATTAAAAAGGATTATGTCTGACTTAGCTCAGAAAACAGGTAAATCTTATAGAGAAAGTTTAACGTTAACATCAAAAAGATTAGCAAATGCTACATCTTCTGCAGAAAAATTAGCAATAGCAAAAGAATTAGTAGGAGACAGGGCAAAAGGTTCCTTAATAGCTTTAGCTGAGAATACAGATGAGTTAGATAAACTTAAAACAGCCTTTGATAATGCAGGGGGTTCTGTTGAGAAGATGGCAGAAGATAAGTTAGATAACTTAAACGGTGATTTAACTAAACTTAGTTCAGCTTGGAGTGGTTTTATGCTTAATCTAGAAGACGGTGGAGGTATTATGTCTACACTTGCTAGAGGTTCTATACAATTAGTTACATCTAGTATATCTTTTTTACAGAAAAAAGTAGACTTAGTAGGTTACTTTTTCACTCAGTTTGTTAATGATATGAAAAACGGAGGTACTCAGTTTAGTATTATAGGTCAAAATGTAATGATATTAGCTAAGGAATTTCAGCAGTTTGGTATAGATGCTAGATTAGCATTAAAAGATGTTCCTTTTTTTGGTGGTTTAGTAGACGAAGAGTCTTTATTAGCACAAAGAGCTCAGTTATCAAATGAAATAGGACACGCAAAAGAGCAAATATTAGAACTTAAAAACACTCAATTAGCTAGAAATAACGACACCAATAAAGCTTATTCTGATATGTTACTTAGACAAGTAGACATACAAAAGAAAGCAGATACTAAACTTAAGAAGTTAGCTTCTACGTTTGTAGAGGATAAAACTAAGAAAGACGAAGAGGGTTTAGCTAAATTAATCGCAAATAGAGAGAAGTTTTTCTTAAAGCTTAAAACTATAGAGGAAAACGCAGAAGATAAGACAGAATTAGAGAAGATAGAGCGTAAAAGACTTAGACATATAGCTGAGTTAGAGTTACTTAAGCTAAATGAAACCGAAAAAGCTGAGGCTGTAATACGTATAAATGATTATTACGCAGGATTAACCGCTATAAAGGAGAAAGAAGATGCAGATAAGCTTAAAGAGAAAAAAATAAAAGACAAAGAAGACTTAGACTTAGAAAGACAAGCTTTAAGAGACGCTGAAGAGTCTGACAGATTGGCAAAGATAGAGGGAATGTATGGTGTTTTAGATACAGCTTCAGAAGTAGCAGGTAAAGAGACAGCAATAGCTAGAGCTTTACAAGCTATAAAATTAGCTATACAATTAAGTGAATTAGCTTCTAAGATGGGTATCATAAAGTCTGGCTTAATGGCTAGAGCTAAAGGTGCTCAAGTAGAGGCTAATATAGATGGTGCTAAAACAGGTACGGCTGTAGCTTCAGGTATGGCAGAGTCTTCTAAAGTAGGTTTCCCTTGGAATATCATTACTATGGCTTCTTATGCGTTACAGGCTGTTTCTTTAGTGAAAGCTTTTACAGGTAGTAAGAAAAAATTAAACAGTATAACTAGCTCTATAGGTGGTGGCTCAGGTGGTGGCGGAGGTGCTTCTCCTTCTCCTGTTAGTGCTCCTTCTTTTAATGTTATAGGTGCAACTTCTGCAGGTGAGAATATGATTGCAGACACAGTAGCAAGTACTAATAACAGAACTATGAGAGCTTATGTAGTGGAGAATGATGTATCTACTTCTCAATCGCTTAGGAGAAACGCTTTGAATATGGCTTCAATTGACTAATAACTGTTTTTAAATAAAGATAAAATGAATTTAATAGAATTAATAATAGATGAAGCTACAGAGATGTTCGGGGTACACGCTCTGAGTTTAGTTTCTAATCCTGCTATACAGTCAGACTTCATAGCTTTAGGAGACGAAAAACCAATCCTATTAGCTGAGGTTTCACCTGATAAACAAATCCTTATGGGTGCTGTTTTAATACCAGATAAGCCTATTTTCAGACAAGGTAGCAAAGGTCAAGAGGATTACTATGTTTTCTTTAGCGAAGACACAGTAGCTAAGACTGCTGAGATGTTTTTTAAGAGAGGTAATCAGTCAAATGCAACTCTAGAGCATAAAGATGTTTTAGACGGAATGACGGTCTTTGAAAGCTGGATAGTAGAAGACCCTGAGATGGATAAATCTAAGAAATTTGGTTTAAATGTACCAAAAGGAACTTGGATGGTTTCAATGAAGGTAGACGATAAAGAAATTTGGGACAAATACGTAAAGAATGACAAAGTATTCGGTTTCTCTTTAGAAGGTAGATTCGCAGATATATTAGTAGCAGAGAATGTAGAACAGAATTTCTCAGACCAAATAGTAGACAACGCTTTAGAAAATATAAAAGAAATACTAATAAATCACTTTAAAGAATAATTATGGCAGTAACACCTAGAACGGTAGTTGGAGTAAATGACGGTTCAAACTCATTTAATGACCAATCTACTAGCACAGCAATTAATAATAACTCAAGCAGAGAGAGAAAGGCTTCGTCTTCTGACGTTAGACCTGATGAGGTTACTACAGATGGCTTAGTAAATTTAACTCCTAATGTAGGTGAGCTAGTCTTTGATAAGACGACAAATGAAAACAAGTATTGGAACGGTACTGAGTGGATTTCTATATTAAGCTCTGACTCAATAAATGAAAGCACTAACCTATATTCTCAAGGATATATTGGAATACTGTCTCCTTTCTATTTTGGTGGAGTAGCTACTTCTAGCGAAATAGTTATCGAGGAAGTTGATACTTGGATGGATGTTATTATGACAATAGACGCTAACGGAGTTTCAGACCAAAGACCTGAAGATATGAAAACAGCTCAGGCTCAAGGTTTTTCAGGCACAGGAGCTCTAAATGACCCTATAGTATTTTTACTAGAAGGATTAGTAGAAAAGAGTTTTGCAACGTTAAGAACTTCTTTAAGCTTTACGCCTGACGAAGATGGAGGTAGATTAGATTCTAGATTATTTTTAGAGAGGCATACAGGAGCAGGAGCTGACTTTACTATTAATGCGGCAGGTTTAGCAATGGAGTCAGGAGCAGACGAAGATTATCCTCACTTAATAAGTACTCAGTTTTTCGTAGGTGATACTATTGATACTAATGGAGTTGGTGATGCAGGAAAAGTAAGATTTCAAATAAAATCAGATGTAACAGGAACTATCTCTATGAATGAGATGGCTTTATTCATACAAAAATAAAAAATAAAAAATGGCAAATAAAGTAAAAATATACTCAACCTTAAAATCTGGTAAAGTACAATTTGATGGCTCAAGAGTAAGAAACAAAGAAATAGGTTCTCTAGAGGTTAATGCTCATCCAACACTTTCAAATCGCATACAGATTAAATCAAATACGGTATTTAAAAGAGGTAGTAGTACTAATTACAGAGTCTTCTTTGGTAAATTGAATATCAATAGAATTCAAAACAAGGCTGGGCAAGATTTAGTTGCTGACCTAGGAATGGACAGAGACGCAGTAATAGCTTACGTAGAAGGACAGATAAAAAAGCCTATTGTAACTGAGTATTTCGAATACAATCCAATTACAGACAGATTAGAAGCAAATAAAAACATTGAAGTAAAGAAGCACGGTTTCTTTATTGGTGGAAAATACAAAATGGCTTCTGGTAACTCTAATTTATACTACGAAGATTTATCTAATAAAAATAATCAATACCCTGTAATGGGAGAAGTATTTGACCAATCTTTAGCAGAAAATCAAGTAGCAGGAGCAGGAACATCTACTCCAAAAATGAGGGTATTTGCTGACTTTCAAAGTGTTCCTTTAGGTGGTTCTCCGGTTAATGATACAGCTATTCCATACGATGGTGAAAACTTTTTTCCTTTCAATATCTCAGGAGTAGGAATTACAACTAGAGTAGCAGAAGTGGTAACAGCGTCTCAGCAATTAAAATACGAGATAATTATTAATGGAATTTCTGTTTACATTCAGTATTTAGATAACGGAGCTTATGCTGTAAATGATGACATTACGTGGTATTTTGACCATCCGTTAGATATTGAAAAAGATACTACATTAAGAGCTACTATATACAAAGTAAGTACTGTAAATAATCAGGAGGTTAATGACGGTATATTACAAGTATGTGAGGGCGATGCTTCACCTACAAGATATCAAACAAGTGTATTAAGTAGATTATTTGAAGATAAAGACTTAGAATTAATTAGTCCTTATTCTAAATTTCAAGCAATGGACTTCGGATTAGACTCTACAGGTTCTACAATACTTTTAAGAGACTTATCTTTAGGAGCTGAAAGCTTACTACAACCTCACGCAGTTAATACCTTAGAAGCGATTGCTAACGGTACAGCTATAAAGATAAAATCTAAAGGTGGAGCTAAGGTAATAGTAGAGAGTTTACCTGTTAGTGCTGTAAGTATTGACGGAGCTTTTGTAAATTCAGTACTTAATCAGGCTGTAGTACAATTAAACGCTATATTTACTAATACTGCAGGATTTTCAGGTAGTGGAGGTGGTAACGATGTTACTAACTTTGTATTAAGTGGTAACGATTTAACTATAAGTTTAACTGATGGAACATCTTATACAGTAGATGTAACTACTTTAGGAGTAGATGAGAATAAGTTTGTAAATAGTGGAGCTATTAATGGCTCTAACTTAGAGTTAACTATGAGTGACTCATCTATAATTACAATAGACGCTTCTAATATGATTAATGGCTCAAGCGGATTAGCTTCTAATTCAGGCTGGAACATATCTTACGGAACAAATGCTAACGATGCAGTAGCAACGTCTACAAATGATTCTACAGTAAATCAACAATTACCTTTCTATTTTGGACAAGCTTTAGAGCAGGGAGCTGAGTTTAAATGGAACTTTCAAAGTCACGGAGGCTCTAACTTAATATTAGGTATATGGGATGGAGCAGAAGCACCTATAGCTTACAATGGTGGAGCTAATACAGCTTCTAATTGGGGTACAATGTTCATATACGCAGGTGGATTTATAGCGGGCTCTAATAGTACTTTACTAACTACTAACTCAGGCTCTAAATACGTTGTCTCTAACGGAGATGCAATGGGTATTAGATTTGGCAATGACGGTCACTTAACGCTAATAGACTATAGCGGTACTAACGAGGTGGCAGTAGCAAAGACTACTATAGCTTTATCAGTTACATCTTTCAATATGCAAATGTACACTTGGGCAAATGGAGTATTACCCAATGGAATTATAAACAATGTAGATTATATATGGGATATTGTACACGATTTTGCTAACACTGAAGCAGGTATAATTAATGGTATATTAGACCATACAGTATTAAAGTCTGCTATATCTATTGAGAAAGGTGAGAAGCTTATGTTTATGTTAGATGAGTTCGGTCAAGGTGATTATTTCGGAACTAATTATACTAATGCTTCTAGTGGTGTATCAACTGCAGAAGAACAATTAGATAATCAATTTAGTTATGCAACAAATGAGGCTTTAGACTTTGATTTTAGTGGAGCATCTGATTGGAATGTTAATACTAATGCTACGTACTATTTTAATAATGGTGCTGGTGTAGTAGGATATAGAAAAGGAGGGGCTAATACAATTCAAGGAATGTTCTCTATGAGATTCAATGATGATGGTAAATTAACTATCTATTCTGAAGATAATAATGAGAAGGTAGCAACTGCTAAAGCAGACCCTGCAATAGGTGGTTCAGTTAACTTATACTTTGGTGTTAAAGGGAATAGAGCTTATTACTCAATTCCTGTAATTTCTAAGCAATCTATTAACGGAGGTTCACAGCCTGATGTAAATTTTGTACCTACAGTAGCTAATCAAACAGTTAGTGTAACTGAAGCAGATGTTTTAAACTTTCAGATTATATCTAGTGACAATATCGTTAATCAATTTGTTGAGGTAGATGCTCCTAGTTGGATGACATTAAACCAAAACAGCGGTATATTAAGTGGTACTGCTCCATCTTATTTAGGAACAAGTGCAGATACTATAGTAGTTAATTGTAAGGCAGGTAATGCTGTAGGAGGTAGTGTAGATTTTACAGTAACAGTAACTGTCGCTCAAATATCTTATACAAATACTAAGTCATTAAACTTTAATGGAAGCACTAGCTTTCTACAAGGTAATCCTGTAAATATGAATGCTTTAGATAGAGCTTCTAATGGAGACGGTAATGCTTGGACTATATCTATGTGGGTTAAACCTAGTTCTAATACTTCAACTCAAACCTTAATGGTTTACGGAGCAGGAGACGATTATAACGGTGGAGCTATTACATTGAAACAACAAGGAGGCTCTAGCTTAGTATTAAACTATGGTACTGTATATAATAACATTATATTAGTAGTAGGTAATGCTTTTACTTCAGGTACTTGGCAGAATGTAGTAGTAACTTTTGACGGTGGAACTACAGGAAGTGTACCAGCGGATTCAGCTGACTATTACAGTAGATTTGCTATTTATATTGATGGAGTATTACAAACAGCTATAGGAGTCGCTAGTGGTAGTGGATATGACGGAGTTATAAGTGGAGCTAATCCTAGTGATAATATCTTTAGAATTGGTAGAGCTTCTAATGTGCATAATAACTACTATGACGGTACATTTAATCAAATAGCAATTTGGAACACTGATGAGACTGCAAACGTATCTACTATATACAATAGTGGAGCTACTCAAAATCTTAGTCTTTTGACTAATGCACCTTCTCACTATTACGAAATTGAAACTAGTGTAACAACTATAACAGATATAGAAGGAAACGCAGATTTAACAGGTTATAACTTTGTAAATGCAAACTTAGTAACAAATACACCTTAAAATATGGTAATAAAAGCAAAATACCCAATAGTAGGGAATGAATACGTAGGCTTTCAGGGAGTTGGAAGCCTATACGGCGGTAATCAAATATCTAACGTAACTAAGATAGATACATTAAAGACTTTAGTTACTGTAAATGAGTCTAACTTTCCAGACAATTTGTAAATGAATAAATACTGTTTTTAAATAAAGAAATAATGAGTAGAACAATAGTTAATAGTAGTGACGGATTAAATTCGTGGGATATAGAGCAATCTACAAGTACTGCAACAAATACAGGTATAGTAGAGACAGTAATAGCAGGAATTAACGAGTCTGAGTTATGGTTAGATAGTGAGTCTACTAGCGTAGTTAACAACACAGGTATAGTAGAGAGACCAATTACAGGAGTAAGTGATGGTCTTAATTCTTGGGATATAGAACAGTCTACAGGTACAACTAATAGCACTACTACAATTAGATATATTAATCCACCTACTATTATACCTAACTTATTAAGTTTATTACAAGCAAGAGCTACATACTATGAGAATGTAACCTGTACAACTGCAATATTAACAGAATTAGAAAACATAGAAATATAATGGCAAATTTATTAGATTCAGCATCGATTTTACTAACACCTACCGCTTATAATAACGGTAGTATATTAGCTATACAACCAAGTGACGGAAGCGGTGATATGACATTCTCACGTGGCTCATCAGCTACGAGAGTTAACGCACAGGGATTAATTGAAGATATAGCATCTAACCTACCAAGAATAGACTATACAGATGGTTGCGGAAGTCTTTTATTAGAGCCTCAGAGTACGAATTTGGTAACTTATTCGGAGGATTTTAATGGTTCTGGGTGGAGTAATACTGGAACTACTATAACTGAAAACCAATCTATTTCTCCAGATGGAAGTTTAAACGCTGATTTAATTGAACTTGATTCTAATTTAGACAGATTAGCTGCTGTTCTTGGCTCTACTGGAGGAACTTACACATTTAGTTTTTATATTAAAGCGAAAGAAGGGGAAAGTGGTGTATGGAGAACAAGAGTTAACGGAGATTCTACTTTATGGCAAAACACACAAGTTAATGATACAGAATGGACAAGAGTTACACAAACATTTACTAAAACTGGAAGTGGAAATATCGTAGTTTATCCAGCGTATAGAGTTGACGGAACATCTACTTTGTTTAATGCTTACATATTCGGTGCACAATTAGAAGCCGGCAGTTACGCAACATCGTATATTCCTACACAAGGAGTAATTTCCACAAGGTTAGCCGATATAGCTACCAATAGCGGAATTGGAAGTTTGATAGGACAAACAGAGGGTACAATATTTTTAGATAGTAAAATGGCTTTACAAAGTATAAATAACTATCAATTATTCTCAATAAATAATGCGAGTGGTGTCGATAGAATTAGAATATTAACCGCAACAGCTGGGAGATTAAGGTTTATCTATCAACTTAATAGTGGTGTTTCTTATAGTTTTTACAATCCAACAGATTATAGTGATTTAACAAGTTTAAAAATTGCTTTTACTTATAAAAGTGGAGATATAAAAGTGTATATAAATGGGGTTTTAGTTGATAGTTCTACTAATACTTTTACTATTGCACAAACATTAACAAATATAGATTTTGCAACTTCATCGGGTAGATATAATCAAATGTTGTTTAATAGTGTGCAACTATACAAAACCGCTTTAACAGACGCACAATTAACAGCTTTAACAACAATATAATCACTAATAGTTATAACCAAAATGAATATAGCAAAATACGAGTTTAATAGCAAAGAACAAGCACAGACTAAAATTGATGCTTTAGGAATTGAAACAAATCACGCAATTGTAACTCTAGGACATATAGTCTTAGAGTCTGCAATAGTTGATGAAGATGGAGAAGTAATAACAGAAGCTGTACTATCTACAGGATGGCACTTAGATGTTATGTGGAGAGGATTAGATGACCATCCTTACGGTTGGAAGTCTTATAATGTAGATTTAACTAATGAGGGTTCACACTCTTTTATGGGTGTATCTTACTTAGATAATAAATTTTAATGAAAAGATTATCTAATTTTATTAACAACATAAGAGCAGACCATAAAGCTCACTTAATAGTAGGTGTTTTAAGTGGTTTCCCTATGGTATTATTGTTCGGTAATATTGGCGGATTAATTGCTATTCTTATTTATGCTCTTAAAGAAGTTGTTTACGATAAACTGTTAGGTAGAGGTAATATGGAGTTTTTAGATTGGCTTTACAGTTCAATCCCTGTGCTTCAATATCTAATCATTTATAACCTCTAGTATAGAAAAAAGTTTTAAGTGTCTTAAACCTATGTAGAAATCGCTTACAATACTGTTTTTAAATAAATAAACCTTATGAACAAAACACAAGACACATTAAGAAAGATTGCAGAGGCTCTAGGAGTTGTAACTGCAGAAGTAAAAACAGACGCTACAGTAGAAAAAGTAACTGTAGAAGAGAATACCGAAACTAAGGAAAGCGTAGACGTTGTAGAGGACGTAGTAGCTCCTATAGTAGAAGAGAAAGCAGTTGAGGCTGTTGAAATTATTGAGGAAGCAAAAGAAGAGATTTTAGAACCTAAAGCAGTAGACAAAGTCGAAGAGCCTAAGGAAGACCCTAGAGTAGCTGAAATGCAGAAACAAATTGAAGATTTAAAAGCGATATTAACAAACGCATTAAGTCAACCTGAGGAGGAAGCGAAAGTAATACCTGAAGTTAAAGAAGAGCCTAAAGGCTTAACTCATAGTCCTGAGAAACTTGTATCTTCTAAAAATACAGGAATAGGCAGAAAAGGAGACTCTATACAAAGTAGAGTTTATAAGTATATTAATAACATTTAAAAAAATAAAAAATGGCAACTACTACAAGTATTACAACTACTTACGCAGGTGAAAAGGCTTCTGGCTTTATCGCTGGAGCTTTATTAAGTGCACCAACTTTAGACAAAGGTGGTATCACAGTAAAAGCAAACATTAAATATAAACAAGTAATGCAAAAATTAGCTGTTGGTGATATTATCGCTGATGCTTCTTGTGATTTTACTGCAACTTCTACAGTTACTTTAACTGAGCGTTACTTAATACCTAAAGATTTTCAAGTAAATTTAGAACTTTGTAAGGCTGATTTTGAGCAGGATTGGTTATCAATTGAGCAAGGTTTCTCTTCTTTTGACGAAGTGCCTAAATCTTTCGCTTCTTACTTAGTAGGACACGTAGCAGGTAAAGTAGCTTCTAAAATGGAGCAGAACATATGGAACGGAGCTGACGCTAACGCAGGTGAATTTGATGGATTAATCGCTTTAGCTACTGCTGATGCTGATGTAATTGATGTAGTTGGAGCTTCTGCAGGTGCAGGAGGGATAGATTCTTCAAATATCATCTCAGAATTAGGAAAGGTTTTAGATGCAATCCCAGCAACTATCTACGGAAACGATGGACTTTCTATCTACATCTCTCAAGCAGATGCACGTTCTTATGTAAGAGCTCAAGCGGCTTTAGGTTATAAAGACCTTTACCACGTTGGACAGACTCAAATGGACTTTGAAGGTGTTAAATTATTTGTAGCAAACGGATTAGCTTCAGGTACAATTTTAGCAGGTGAGAAAGAGAACTTAATGTTTGGAACTTCTTTACAAAGTGATATGAATGAAGTAAGAATTTTAGATTTAAGCGACATTGATGGGAGTCAAAATGTAAGAGTAGTGATGAGATTTTCAGCGACTGTAAATTATGCAATCGGTTCTGAAATAGTATTACTTACTCCAGCAGTATAATAAATATTTAGTTAAACTACCTCTTTAATTAGGGGTAGCTAACTATCTAATAATTAATAACTTAAATCAAAAAAATTATGGCTTGCAATATTTCAGCTGGTAGATTAGAAGGATGTAAAGACTCAGTAGGAGGCTTGAACGCTATCTATTTTATCAACTATGGAGCTCCAGAGGGGTTCGCAGTAACAGATGAAACAATAACAGGAGTAACGGCGACTACGCCTTCTGCTTTTAAATATGACCTTAAAGGTACATCTACATTTGACCAATCGTTAACATCTTCAAGAGATAACGGTACTACATTTGCAGAACAAACTTTAACAGTATCTTTAAAGAAACAAGATGCTACAACTCACAAAGAAGTAAAGCTTTTAGCTTATGGAAGACCTCACATTATCATTGAAGATAACAACGGTTTACTATGGGTTATGGGTGAAGAATTTGGTGTAGAAATGAATGCTACAACAAGTACAGGAGCTTCTTTAGGAGACAAAAGTGGATATGAATTAGTATTCGCAGGAATGGAGAAAGGATTAGCTAAGTCCTACGTAGGCGTTTTAGCAACTGATTTCGCTATTACTGTAGGTGCTTAATACCTAGATTATTGAATTATTAAAGGCTACTGTAAAAGGTAGCTTTTTTTTTGCTTAAAACTGTTTTTAAATAAAGTAACTAAATGAATTACATAAATACAACTACAGAAGGTGCTGTAAGCTTATTCTTAAACCTAAAGATATCTACTGAATTAGCAGTAGCTTCTACTTTGGTTTGGACTATGACTAAAGACGGTAACGATGTAGCAGGCGTAAACTTTAGCACTCCTTCAACTAATTACAACCTATTAGCTAATAATAGCTATTCTCAGAGACTTTCTGCAGATTTCTATACAGATGGGTTAACTTTAGAAAATAATGCTTTCTATGCGATTAAAGCTACTTTAGATGGTGTAGTAGTTTACAGAGGAAAAGCTTACGCTACAGATGTAGATGCAAATAGTGTATCTATACACAATAATACTAAGTACGTTAAAAATAACACTACAAACGAATACGTAATAATAAATTAATATGATAGATTTAATAAGTTTAAGTGGGTATGAAATGCCTAAAGCTGTAGAAGAGAAGCATAAAGACTATGTCTCTTACGGTGATGACAATGATTATTATAGATTTCTTATAAACAACTATTTACAGTCAGCTACTAATAATGCATCTATTCGCTCTATATCAGATTTAATCTACGGTAGAGGTTTAAGCATTGAAGGCTTAGAAGCTGATTCTGCAGAGGTTAAAGCTTTAAGAGATGTAATAGGGCACAGGTGTCTTAAGAAGATTATACAGGAGCGTAAAATGCTAGGACAGGCTTCTATGCAAGTTATATATAATAAGTCAGGTAACGACAGAAAAGTCGTTAAGATTAAACACTTTCCTATACATACTATTCGACCTGAGAAAATGAATGCTGACGGAGTAATAGAAAACTACTACTACCATCCAGATTGGGTAAACAAATCACCTAAAGATGTTCTTAAAAAGATTCCTTCTTTCGGAACTTCTAAAGAGAAGATAGAGCTATTTGTTTTAAAACCTTATGTAAGTGGATACTCTTATTTTAGTCCTGTAGACTATAGTGGAGCTTTACCTTATGCTGAGCTTGAAAATGAAATTAGTGACTACTTATTAAATGAGGCAAAGAACTCATTCTCAGGTACTAAGGTTATAAACTTTAATAACGGAGTCCCTGACGCTAATCAAAGACAAGAGATTACTAGAGATGTGAAAGGAAAGTTAACAGGCTCAAGAGGTCAGAAAGTTATAGTAGCTTTTAATGATTCTGCAGATAATAAAGCAACAGTTGAAGATATTTCTTTAAATGATGCACCTTCTCATTATGAGTATTTAGCTAATGAAGCAATGCATAAAATTTTAGTAGGACACAGAGTAACGTCTCCTATGTTATTAGGGATTAAAGATGCATCTGGATTTAGTTCAAACGCTGACGAGATTTTAGTAGCTTCTCAGATGTTTAACGCTACAGTTATTAGCACTTACCAAGATGAGATAATAGAAGGCTTAGAAGAGATTTTAGAGACTAACGGAGAGGTTTCAGAAATGTTCTTTATTACTAGCCAACCTATTGAAGTAACTACAGAAGACCAAGATGTAGAAGATGCAGAGGTAGTAGAAGACAATGAGGCAGTAAACAAAACTAAAGACGTATCTAAAGAAGATAAAAAAGACAATAAAAAAGAGCAGAATTTATCTGCAAATTTTAATCCAGAGGAGCAAGTAGAATGGCTAACATACCTCTCTAAAAAAGGAGAAACCATAAACGAAGACGAATGGGATTTAGTAGATGCTAGAGTAGATGACAATGAAGAGGAGAGCGAAGATTGGGAAAAGATTTTAAACTCTCACGAAGTTAATTTATCTTCTCAAGCTCCTGCAGATAATAGGACTAAAGATTCTATACAGGATACTAATTTTGTAAAGGTAAGATACGCTTATGTTCAAGGCTCTCACAAACACGGTAAGAGTTCAGGGGGAAAGCAAAGGGGATTCTGTAGAGCTATGGAGTCAGCTAGTAGATTATACCGTAAAGAAGACATTATAAAGATGCAGTCTGACGGTGTTAATTCTGCCTTAGGTCATAATAAACAACCCTATAGCATTTGGAAGCACAAAGGCGGTGTTAATTGTTATCACAAATTCGAAAGACGTATCTATGTTAAGCGTAAAAAGGTTAACGGTGAAGCTTGGGGTGGTGGTGCTATGAATGGAGTTAAAAAGACTTCTGTAGCTCAAGCAATTAAAGAAACTAATTTCGACCCTAAGAGAGGTAAATGGAAAAACGACAAAAGAGTAGCAGAAGCTCAAATAGATAGAGGAGACAAAGGTCACCATCCTTCTTATGTAAAACCAACTAAAAAAAGAAAGTAAAATGAGTAAAGCATTATTAATTAATAGAGAGGACTTAGTAAGATTCACTCCTCTCTCAGGGAATATAGATTTTGACAAAGTAATACAATACGTTGAAATCGCTCAAGATATACACGTACACGAATTAATCGGTACTAATTTATACGAGAGATTGCAGTCAGACATCATAGGAGGCACTTTAAGCGGTGATTACGCTTCTTTGGTATCTACATATATAAAACCTATTTTAGCTCAATACAGCCTCTTAGAATACTTACCTTTTAGTCAATATACTATTAACAACAAAGGAGTGTTTAAACATACCTCTGAAAATAGTAATACACTTACTAGAGAAGATATGGAACAAATGACAGAAGCTACTAGGGATACTGCTCAGCACTATGCTAAGAGACTTATAGACTATCTTTGTGCTAATCCTACTAAATTTAGTGAATACTTAACAAATAATAATGACGATATAAAGCCAATTAAGAAAAGTACTTTCGGAGGTTGGGAGATATAATATGGAAGACAAGATTAATTTACTAATTGAAACTATTAAAGAACAAAACCTACAGATAGATTTTCAGAATAGGCAATTAGATATGATGCAAAAAGAAATAAACTCTATTAAGTATATAATAAATAAATAATTGTTTTTAAAAAAACTAATAATGCACTAAAAATGAACTTGCTAGACTTATTGAACAACCTATTCTATAAATTAGAAAACCAATATTTAATCTCTACCACTATTGTATCTTCTTTAATTATTTTTACATTAAGAAAACAAATACAAAATAAATTCAAAAAATTTACTTTTAGAGAAGACACGAAGCAAATTACAAAGATATCAGCTCTTATAGACCACGATATATTTAGAACGTTTTCTAGAGTAGTTAAAGAGGTGTCTAATATGAAATTTTACACGAATAACAAATACGATTCTACAAAGTCCAGAATGTGTTTAGATTTCGCAAAACAAAAGTCTATAAGTTGTCAGTTTTTAATGAGAGAAATACTATTAACTAAAGACATATCTAGTATGTCAACAGATACGTTAAAGAAGTTAATACTAGAGAAGCAATCACAGATGCATATAAATTATGTGAGAGAGATTAAGTCTCTATGGCTTAGTAAAGGAATATCCCCTAAAAATGTAGACCACGTTATAAGACTTTTTGAAGGCTTTAGATTTGATGTAGTTCAGTCTTTTGAGCATAGGATATCTGCTATATTTGGTAGTAGTTTTCACCCTAATAACTTTGAGAGAGTTTTAGCTGTTTTTGATATGTGGGCAATGGGAATAGATTTACTTCCTAAAGATATGAATACGACTTTTGAGAAACTTAACGGTAAATTTAAAGACATAAAGTATAATTAATATGAGAGATATAAATAAAATAATAGTTCATTGCACAGCTACTAGAGAAGGTGCTCCTGTTAGTTTAGATACTGTCAGAAGATGGCACTTAGAAAGAGGTTGGTCAGATATTGGATATCATTATTTAATCTTATTAGACGGTACAATAGAAAGAGGACGTCCAGAAGAGAAACAAGGTGCTCACGTAAAAGGATATAATAGAAATTCTATAGGGGTTTCTTATGTTGGTGGAGTAGATAGAGAATTAAATCCTAAAGATACTAGGACACAAGACCAAAAAGACTCATTACATAACTTACTTTCCAATTTAATGGCTTCTTATGAAGACGCTACATTGCACGGACACAATGAATTTAGTTCAAAAGCCTGTCCTTCTTTTGATGTTTCTAAAGAATACGATTATATTATAAACTTATACGAACGATAATGAATATATTCAGCATAATAGGAAACTTATTAGGCATAGGTAAAGACTACTTAGCACGTAAAGCAGAATTAAAAGCAGTAAAACAGAAGCAAGATTTTGCTATTGTAGAAGCTCAGACTAAAGCTACTGTAGATAGGATTCTGTCTAACACGGATTCCGACAATCAAATAGACTTAATCACTAATAGACAAAAATCTAAGACGTGGAAAGACGAGGTTATTACATACCTTTTTTTAGTACCTGTAGTTATTGCTACAGTAACACCTTTTATAATTGCTTATAATACTTCTCAATATACAAATCTTTCAGAAGACATAAGAATATCTTACGAAAACCTAGATAAGTTACCTAATTGGTATAAGTATGTCTTAGGAGCTATTGTTATAGATGTCTTAGGCTTCAGGAGCTTTGCTAGAAAGGTAGTGGACAAATATATTAAGTAATGCCTTAAAACGCTTTAAAACTGTTTTTAAATAAATACTAACAGGGAAAAGTATCGATAGATTTTGTAGGGTTTTGACATTGGTACTCCTGTTTTTTACCTTATGTTATGGCAGTTAAAAAGAAGACGCAAAAATATTGGAAAACTAAAATAGATAAAGTCTTTCACGAATACGTACGTAGAAGAGACGCAGATAACGACTCAGGTTACTGCAAATGTATATCCTGCAACAAACCAATACACTTTACAGAATCGGATAGCGGACACTTTATTTCTAGAGCTAAGATGGCTACTAGATATGATGAGCAGAATGTACACGCTCAATGTAGAAAGTGTAATAGGTTCGAATATGGTAGACAATTTGAATACTCTCTTAAAATAGGAACTGAATTAGCAGAAGAGCTACTTATAAAATCTAGACAAATCTACAAAATGTCAGACGCTGAATGGTTGGAAGTATTCGAAGAGTTTAGAGATAAACTAAAGGCAATAAAAGATATACAAAACTTTTAGTAAATGAGACAAAGAGAAAAAAGTATCTGTCTCAAAAATCAACGTAACTCACTGAAAACCAATACTCTGCAAAAACAAAAAAACTACTCTTAAAGAAGCCTTTTTTTTGGTTACTTTTCTTACTAAAAACTTCTACTACAAACTACTTTATCTACAGATAATTCTACCTATGTAGAAGAGTCTTTAGTAGATTTTGACTTCTGTAGATTCCGACTTCTGTAGATTTTGCTTTTATTTAATTATGAATTTTATTTACTTTTACTTGGTAGTCTCGTTTATTTTTTGTAGGTTTGCTTAATAATTAACTATTACATAAAAAACTACTTTAATATGATAAGTAAAAAATATACTACATCTTGGTCTTATGAAGACCTTAAATCTCTAACTAACTTATTAAATCACAAATCTGTATTTGATGGGTATAGTTATGTTTGGAAAGCTAAAATAAAAGGTAAGTGGATTAATCAATCAGTAAAGCTTTTTGATACAGAGAAAGAGTATAAATCTGTTTTAATATTTACAATGTACAGGTGGAGTAAGGAATTGCAAGACAGAGATAATAAAATATTTAAAGATACACAGTTAAAAGAATTAAAGACTAAGAAGGAATTAGATAAGAAATATAAAACAATAGTAAAAATATCTAGTAAAAACTTAAAACCATTAAAAAAAATAGAGTTAATACTAGAGGTAGCAAATGATGTACCTAACGAAATGATATATAAAGCAATAGGAATTTCTAAAGCTACATTTTACAGACATCTTAATTATATAAATAAACACTAAAAACCTAAATAATGACTAAAGAACAAATAGAATACAACTTAAAGAGATTAGAAATTATTAAAAAAGAAGCTAATCTTAAAAAACAAAAAGCTAAAGATATTCAACTTGACAATAAGATACTAAAAGAAAGAGCTAAGACAAATACTCAACGAATCATATCTAAACGTAATGTTATTAAAGGCTTAATATTAAAAACTAATAATAAATGGGAAGTATCTTTTCTCACTAGTATAATGTCTAGAAATAATTTATCTATTAAACAACAAAATATTTTAAAACAAATAGCTAAAAAACTTGCACAGTAAATAAATTTAATATATATTTGCATAGAATTTAACTTTAAAACACTTTTAATTATGGATTATGAATTTGAATACCACGAAGACGAAGATATGGCTATAGAACTGTTAAAGCAGTTAGGTTATAAGACTAAAAAAACTTTATAATGATAGAAACTACAAAACTAACTACAGACCAATTACTAGAAAGAGCTTCTAATAAATTAGAGGCTAAGTTATTCTTTGCTCATAAATCACTACAAGAGATAGAGCTAGAAATAGAAGGAGTAATATCCTCGAAGATGTCAAACGATATTTTAAGAAAAAATTATCAGGCTCAATCTAATGAGGTTCAGACACTTACGTATTTATTCGATATAATAGAAAAAAAAATAGATAAAAAAGCTTGTGTATTAAATAAATAGATAGTAGATTTGTACAACGTTGAGTATATGGTTTTGTAAGCCATAGCAGAAAATTACAAATTAAAAACAAATATTAATTAGGCTTATAAACTATATACATTGTTGTGTGTAGTGCGGAATTTAAGCCACAAACTTTATTAAAATGAAAACATATATAGCGAATTGGGACACGAATTACGGATTATCAGTTATTGTAATAAATGCAAAGAACAGAGAAGATGCTAAAAAAATAGCAGAAGAAAAAGGGGCTTGGGACGGGTACGAATTAGACGAATTAGATACTAGTAATGAAGGTGTTGTATTCTTTGAGCAAAACTAGTATTACACACAAC